ACTAATACAGGAAATGCTATTTTTGGTTTACAGGGTGTTGCATGTGCAGATGGTGATACCATCGATGTTGCATATGGAACAGCTATAGAAGTTACAGACGCAGGTATAGGAACAGTTGAAGACCAACAAGTTTCAGCTGAAAGTAGTGCAATGACGGTTGCGGGTTCTCCTGCAGCAGGCGAACAATCTTACTTTCAATTATTTAGAAAAGCTGCAGACGGTGGAGATACATTTACTGGTGAATGTAGAGTTCTTGGTGTTAAATTATTCTTTACTACTGACGCGGCTAACGACGCATAAGGAATTTAGATATGAAAAAAATAGACACACCTTTAACTGTCGAAGGTAAAGGACACAAAAACACACAATCAAGAAAAGGCAAAATGTTTGGTTATCAAGTCTTAGGATTTGGTTCTGGAGGCGCTGCTGGTAAACCAGTAGATGTCGATTATTTAATTATAGCTGGTGGTGGAGCTGCTCATAGTAAATCTGGTGGAGGAGCTGGCGGACAACGTACTTCTTTTCCAGGAGGAACTAAAGCTACTTTAGCGGCTGGAGATAATATTATTACTGTTGGAGGAGGTGGTTCAGGAGGATCGCAACCTTATAGTGGTACAACAAAAGGTGAAAACTCTTCATTTACACAAGATTCAGGAACTCCTTTCGTTGCAACAGCAGGCGGAAATTTAAATCCTCCACAAGCAACACCCCCAGGTGGTCCTGGAGGAAATCCTCAAGGTGCTGGTGGTTCAGGATCGGGTTCAAACGGATCTTTTGGAGACGGAGGAAGAGGACCTAATACAAATGGTGGTATGGACAATGGAAATTTAGGAGCGTTTTCTCCTGCAGAAGGAACTAACGGCGGATCAAACACTCAAGCTCAAGGCGGCGGAGGCGGCGGAGCTGGTGGTCAAGGATCGGCAGGTGGTGAGCCTGGCGGCAGCGGAGGCGGCGGATCAACAAATTCAATTACTGGTTCACCAGTCAATCGTGGTGGCGGTGGTGCTGGAGGCGGACACGGAAACCAATTTTCACCTGGAGGCGGCGGCTCTGGAGGCGGAGGCGGCTCCGGAGGATCAGGATCAGTTAACACTGGAAGCGGTGGAGGTGGAGCTAAAAATGGCCCAAGTGGATTTACTGCTGGAGCTGGAGGATCTGGTCTTATAGTATTTAGAGCGCCAGCAGCAGCAGCTTTAACAGTTACACCAGGAACAAATACATTAACAACAGACCCTGGACCAGGAGAACAAATAGCAACTTTTACAGTATCTGGAGTGCTTAACTCAGCGTAGAATAGGATAAATAAATTATGGCACACTTTGCAGAAATAGATGAAAACAACAAAGTACTTAGAGTACTTGTAGCTTGTAATGATGACATTGCTAATAACGGCGGAGAACAATCAGCTGAAGCAGCAAAACATTTTGAAAGCACTGTTCCATTATCAACTTTAGGAGTTAAATGGGTACAGACTTCTTACAACAATAATTTTAGAAAACATTTTGCAGGAAGAGATTATACATATGACGAAACCAAAGATAAATTTATAACACCAAAACCTTATCCATCTTGGACTTTAGATGCTAATGATGATTGGGTTTCACCTGTAGGCGCTGCACCAGCTCTTACGGCCGAGCAAGAAGCTGATACTGCTAATACCTATCAATATGAGTGGAACGAAACTGATCAACAGTGGGATCTTATAACTACAAATTTTAGTTAATAATTGATTTACATCAATTGATTTTATAATTAATTAAGTATATACCGTAACCATAGTTATGGTATTAAAAGAAAGATCATGGTATTTTAAAAAGGCTATTCCTGAAAATTTTTGTAATTCAATAATAAAAAATTTTTCTATACAAAAAAATGAACAAGCTACAATAGGTTCTATAGCGGATGGCGGATTAATAAAAAAAAGAACTCGTAATTCTTTGGTGCATTGGATTAATGAAAAATGGATGTATGATTTAATACATCGTTTTGTCAGGTTGTCCAATCAAAATGCTGGTTGGAATTTTGATGTTAATTTTACAGAGAAAGTACAGTTTACAAAATATAAGTTAAACCAACATTACACTTGGCATAAAGATACACACTGTCCTGATAATAATGAACCTATAAGAAAAATATCAAGTGTTATGTTTTTAAATAATCCTAAAGATTATAAAGGTGGTGAGTTTCAATTCAAACTAGATAATGAAAAAAAACAAGAGATTGTAAGTGTAAAACCAGATGCAGGAACTGTGATAGTGTTTCCTTCTTTTATTACACATAGAGTTACTCCTGTTCTTTCTGGTGAAAGATATACATTAGTATCATGGACTAAAGGACCACAATTTAAATGAAAAATATTTTAATTGTTGGAGGAGGTAGTGCAGGTTGGATGACAGCTGCTACATTGTTAAAAGCTTTTCCTAACAAAAATATATCTTTAATAGAATCACCTAACATAGCAACTGTAGGTGTGGGTGAAAGCACTATTGAAGGCATACGTAGTTGGGTAAAGTATATAGGAATTGATGAAAAAGATTTTATAAAAGAAACTGAAGGTAGTTATAAGTTAAGTATAAAATTTACAGACTTTTATAAAAAAGGAGAAAGTTTTCATTATCCATTTGGTAGAACAAATCTTCAAAACGATTGGTGGTTTAAGAAATTTGTATATCCTAAAACACCTAATAGTGATTACGCGGATTGTATGTACCCAAATCAAATGGCTTATGTAAATAATAATAAGTTTAATAAAGAAAAAACATCTTATGCATATCACTTTGATGCAACAAAATTTGCTATATGGTTAAGAGACAAATATTGCATACCAAAAGGTATTACACATATTAAAGAAGAAATTAAAACTATTGAACAAGATGAGAATGGAATAAAATCATTAAACAAAAAACATAAAGCAGACTTGTATATAGATTGCACAGGTTTTAAATCTTTGCTTTTAAGTAAAACTTTAAAAGAACCCTTTGAATCTTATAGTGACATGTTACCAAATGATTCTGCTTGGGCTACAAAAATACAATATAAAAACAAAGAAAAAGAATTACAACCATACACCAACTGCACTGCGATAGAAAACGGTTGGGTATGGAACATACCTTTATGGTCACGAATAGGGACTGGATATGTTTATTCTAGTAAGTTTGTTGATGATGATACAGCGTTAAAACAATTTAAAAAACATTTAGGTAGAGAAGACCTAGAGTTTAGAAGCATAAAAATGCGTGTAGGTATACACAATAGACTTTGGGTAAAAAATGTTTGTGCAATAGGACTAGCAGCAGGTTTTATAGAACCTTTAGAAAGTAACGGATTATATTCTGTTCATGAATTTTTATTTCATTTAGTAAGAAACATGCAAAGAGAAAAAGTTTCACAGTGGGACAAAGATAATTTTACTTTTCAATCTAAACACTTGTTTAGAGAGTTTGCTGAATTTGTTGCTTTACATTACGCTTTGTCTCACAGAACGGATACTGAGTATTGGAAAGCTAATTTTAATAAATCTTGGGAAGATAAATTAATAAATTTAAAACCTTCTATAATAAATGGTTTCTTAACAGCTGCATACGATAGATTTAAACATTATCGTTTTCATATGGATGGAGGTTTACATTGTATTGCTGCTGGAATGAATTGGTCTCCAACAGAAAAATTTTCTCTTGAGTATGCTAATGAATGTGATATAAATACTTTGTCAAGAGAATGGATAAAGGACATACACAAATTAAATAAAACAAAAGACGAGTGTAACGAACGGGTAAAAGAAGAACCTAGTTTATATTCTGTCTTAATGAAAGGAAACAATGTCGACGTTTAGTTTAAATATATTTGGAAAACAAATAGAAAATACAAAAAAATTAAATGCAGACTTATTAAAAGTTTGTAAAAAAATATATAAAACACAAAAAAGTGTTCAACACTCTAATGAAGGATATCAATCTCCTAAAATAGATATAAATAAACATAAAATATTTTATGATTTATATAAAAAATTAGAGAGTAATATTAGATCTAACTTAACAGTTTATGATTTAAAAGAAACTAACTTAGATTTTAGTTTACCTTGGGTTAATATAAATAAACCAGGAGATTTTAATTGGCCTCACATTCATGTAGAATCTCATTTTTCTGGATTATACTATTTAAAAGTTCCAAAAGATTCTGGAGATGTTGTTCTTTATAATCGTCTTCATGAGGGTAATTCATTTTATGAAAGAAAATTTAATGAATATAATTCACACAATAGTAGTTCTTTTACATACGGTCCTCAAGAAAGCACATTTTTAATGTTTACTGGTAATACAAAACATGCAGTAAAACAAAATAAATCTAAACAAAATAGAATAAGCATTGCTTTTAATATTAATATTAAATGAGTTTTAAAAAAAATCATTACGTAGTTATAAAAAATGCTGTGGATAAAAATATAACCAGCTTTTTAAATGATTATTTTTTATTAAAAGAAAAAGCTGTACGACAAATGTTAGAAGATAAAGTTATACCAACTTTTTGTACACTTGTAGGAAGGTTTGATGATGATCAAGTACCCGGTGCTTTTAGTTGTTACAGTGATTTTGCATTTGAAACTTTATTACAAAATATAAAAAAAACAATTGAGAAAAAAATAAAAATAAAATTAATTGAAACTTATTCTTATGCAAGAGTTTATAGAACAGGTCATGATTTAAAAAAACACATAGACAGAAAAAGTTGTGATATTTCAGGAACAATAAATTTAGGAGGTGACCCGTGGCCTATATTTATGGAAGGCACTAAAATACTTTTAAATCCTGGAGATCTTGTTATATACAGAGGAGAAAAATTAATGCATTGGAGAGAAAAATTTAAAGGTGACTATTGTTCTCAAGTTTTTCTTCATTACAATGATATAAAAGATCCTAATAATATAGCTTACGATGGTAGAAAATTATTAGGTAGTCAAAAAAATATATTTTAGGAGGGTATAATGAAAAATATAAACAATGATATTATAAAATTACAAAATGAAGTTACAAAACTTACAAGAGATAATGAAGAATTAAGAATGGTTTTAAAAGGTGAGAAGTCTATGAACAAGTCTTTAAAACTAGATATAGAAACAAAATTAGTTGCGCTTGAACAAATTTTAAAAATAAATACAGAGCTTTTAAACAGAAACGCTAATTTAAGATTTACTATCAATGATATCTTTACAACAAAACCTTAAAAAGGTTTTTAATAAAAAAGTATTATTAATTAAATCTTTAATAAACGGTTTAGATTTTGATCTAAACAAATTAACTGAGATATTAAATACCGAAGAGTATCTACATGTTATAAAATGTAATCAAGAAGATTTTAATTCTAACAAAGCTTTAGATTATGTATTCCAAATTAGATGGGTTCATCGATGTATTTATTTAAAATCCTTATACGATTATATTAAACAAGAAACTAAAACTATGTTTAAAGATGGAGCTTTTGATTTATTTGTTTCTTTTAAAGGAGCAAGAGGACAAACACATAAAGATAGTGAGCACGTATTAATTGTTGGATTATACAATACTACTGAGTATTATTTTCCTTCTTTAAAAAAAACTTATTATTTAGAGAAAGGAGATGTTTTATATATACCTTGTGGTTTAGTTCACACAGCTAATTCTAATGAAGCTAGAGCTGTTGCTTCTATTTCACTTTATCCTTATGCTTAAAATTATAGAAGACAAAAATTTTTTATCTAACAAAAACAAAGACTTTATAAAACATGTCTTTGGAGGTTTTTTTCCTTTTTATTACCACGCTACTACAGGAAGTTTTATAAAAGATGATCCTTATTTAGCCCACATTATAATTAAACGACCAGAAATTAGAAAGAAAACAGAACCCTTTATAAATTCTCCGTACTATGAAGATGTAGTAGATATTTTAAATAATTTTTGTAAAAAAAATAAAATAGAATACTCTAAAATTATTAGAGCTGGTTTTAATTTAACTTATGCTAACGGTAAAAAAAATTGTGGTTGGCATACAGATCATGACTTTGCCCATTGGCAACTTATAGTTTATTTAAATGATTGTGATAAAAAAAGTTATACAGTTTTAAAAGACAAAAATAAAATAATTAATATTAAACCTGAAAAATACAAAGGTGTATGTTTTAATAGAGTAAAACATAAAATGATTTTTCCAAAACAAAAAGAAAGGGTAGTACTAGTTATTACATTTAAATGAAAGTACATTCTTTATTTAGTACACCAGTTTATGAAAGAGAAACTAATATTGATACAAAGCATTTGTTATCAATAGCTAAAAAAGAAACTTATACAAAAGCAGGGTACCCTAAAGGTGTAAGTAATCCTGCGAGCCTATCTGTTAATTTAAAAATATTAAATAAAAAATTATTAAAAAATATAAAAAAAGAAATAATAAAATACATTTATGATTACACTAGTAATGTTTTACAATATAGTAATTCTTTTAATATAACTACATCTTGGTTTACACAAACTCTAACAAACCAAACTTCAGATTATCATAAACATAAAAATTCTGTTTTTAGTGCAGTTTTGCATTTAAATAATGCTAACGGAAATTTAGGTTTTATAGATTTTGAAGATAATCTTTTTGATTTTAATAAAAAAGAAAATAATATATTTAATTCAAATGCTTTTGAAATAGTACCTAAAGAAGGATCTATTATTATATTTCCAAGTAATCTTTATCATAAAATAATGTTAAACAATGAAAACGAAACTAGATATTCACTAGCCTTAAATATAATGCCTACTGGTAAAATAGGTAGTAAAACCTCTGATAGTTATTATGAATTTTAAAAATAATTTAGAAAACATAGAATATCCTAAAAGTAAACTTGGATGGAATATAGCCGGCACTCTTAAAGGTAAAAATGGTTTTTATAAATTTGATACCAGACCTTTAAAGAATAATGCTAAAGGTGGGTCTTTTAAAACTAAGGCAGATAAAATAGTTTATGATTTAAAAGATCAATGGATTATTGTAGATGTAGAAGAACTACATCAATATTTAAAAGAACACAAAATAAAAATAATAAACTTACAAGATTTGATATTTAAACTAGATTGGAATATAATACTGCCAAAATGAAAGTTATAGATAATTTTTTACCAAAAGAAAACTTTAATAAAATAGCAAATTTATTAATGAGTGATTCTTTTCCATACTATTTTGTTAATGGAGTAGCTAAAAAAAATGATAATATGTTTTATCTTATGCATCATTTTTATCATAAGAATGTTCCTACAAGTGATTGGTTTAATTTTATAAATGAAAACTTATTATCTAAGATAGATTTTTTTGCTTTGATTAGAGTAAAAGCAAACTGCTATCCATGTTCAGATAAAAAAATTATACACAATAAACACATTGATTATGATAACAATATAAAATCTAAAGGTATTATATTATCTTTAAACACTTGTAATGGTGGAACTATTTTAGACAATGACAAAGAAATAAAATCAGTAGCTAATAGAGCTTTATTTTTTGACCCAAACAAAGAACATAGAAGCACGAACTGTACTAATAAAATAGGAAGATTTAATATTAACATTAATTATATATGATTTACCCTACAATAATAATGGATGATTTTTTTAGTGATCCAGAAAAGATTATTAATTTTTGTTCTACTTTACAATTTGGTAAAGATCCGTTGGGTAGATGGCCAGGAGAGAGAACTGTAGCTTTACATGAAATAGATTTTGATTTTTTTGAATACATCCATAGAAAAATATTAAGTATTTTATATCCTAACAATTTTAAAGATATAGCTTTTACTGCAGAAAGTTATTTTCAAAAAGTATCTAGTAAAAGACATTTAAATCCAGGTTGGATACACGAAGATGATGCAGAGATCACAGCTATTGTTTATTTAAGTAAACATAAAAATTGCGGAACTTCTATTTGGAAAAAGAAAAATTTTTACAATTCTAATTTAATAGCTCCAAAAAAACATAGTTTTAATTTAAGTGATAAACATCAAAAAAAAGAAATAGCTGCTGTAGATAAACATAATAATAATTTTGAAAAAAGCTTAGAAGTCAATTCTATGTATAATAGAATTGTTCTTTTTGACTCTAATCAACATCACTCAGCTTCTAATTTTTTAGATAAAAATGTAAAAGAAGATAGACTTACTTTAATTACATTTATTAATAGAATAGTATTAGAAAAAGGAACTTTACATTACCCTGTATCAGAATGCAGGAGAGTAGATAAATAAACCTTTTTAATGATTTGAATGCGTTAAAAGGATGGTATATAAAGGTCTATTATGCTACAAAAATTAGGATTTCTACCAGGTTTTAACAAACAAGTAACACCTACAGGAGCTGAATCTCAGTGGACTGGTGGTGAAAATGTACGTTTTAGATATGGTACACCTGAAAAAATAGGCGGATGGTCTCAATTAGGGGATAGTAAATTAACAGGTGCAGCTAGAGGTTTGCATCACATGGTTAATAAAGAGGGTATTAAATATTCTTTAATTGGAACAAATAGAATTTTATACGTTTACACAGGAGGAGTGTACTACGATATACATCCTTTAACTAATCCATCAGGCACAGGTATTACAAATGCATTTAGCACGACTAACGGACAACCGACTGTTACTTTAACTTTTTCTTCTGCACACAATTTTCAAGTAGGCGACATTATATTATTTGGTGACGTAACTACTTTTAGTGCTATCACAGGTTCTAATTTTTCTTCTACTACTTTTTGTGATAAAAAATTTATGGTAACTTCTGTGCCTACAACTACAACTTTAGAAATAAATGCTGGTAGTAATGAAACAGGAGCAGGAGCAGTTACTTCTGGAGGCATAACTTATTTTCAATACTATCATGTAGGACCACCTGACCAGGTTGGAGTTTTTGGCTATGGTATATCTCAGTGGGGCGGTACAACTACAAACCCACAAACTACTACATTAAATGGTGGACTAAACAACGACGCATTTGGAACAGGTGGATCAGGCACTACAATTAATGTAGCAAGCACCACAGGGTTTCCAAGTGCAGGAACAAATATTATACAAGTAGGGACTGAAGAAATATCTTACACAGGTTTAACGTCCACAAGTTTTACTGGAATTGTTAGAGCTGTTCGAGGAACAACTCGAGCTGCTCATAGCACAGGTGCAACTGTAACTAATCACAGTGGTTTTTCTGGATGGGGGTCAGCAGCATCAACCACGGATAAAGTTGCAGAACCGGGTATGTGGTCTATAGATAATTTAGGTAGCACAGCTATTGCTTTAATATTTAACGGAGAGTGTTTTGAGTGGAATTCAGATTTAACTAACGCAACATCAACAAGAGCTACGATTATATCTGGAGCACCTACAGCGTCTAGAGATATGTTAGTGTCTACTCCCGATCGTCACTTAGTATTTTTTGGTACTGAAACAACTATTGGAAATAAAGCAACACAAGACGACATGTTTATAAGATTCTCGTCTCAAGAAAATATTAATGACTATACACCTACAGCTGAAAATAGTGCTGGTACACAAAGACTGGCTGCCGGATCACGGATCATGGGAGCTAAACTTGGTAGAAATGCATTATATGTTTGGACCGATACAGCTTTATTTACTATGCGTTTTGTTGGAACTCCTTTTACATTTGCTTTTGAACAAGTAGGAACTAACTGTGGATTGATAGGTAAGAATGCAGCTGTCGAAGTTGATGGTGCTGCGTACTGGATGTCTGACAATGGTTTTTTTAGATATACTGGTAAACTAGAATCTATGGACTGTTTGGTTGAAGACTACGTTTACGACAATATAAATACAACATCTAATCAAATGGTTTATGCGGGTATTAATAACTTGTTTGGTGAAGTTACATGGTTTTATCCAGAATCTAATTCTAATGTAAACACACAATCAGTTACTTATAGTTATCTAGATTCAACTGCTAAAAGACCTATATGGTTTGTAAATGCAAGTCCTTTATTTATTAGAACTGCATGGCAAGATTCTGCTGTGTTTGGATTGCCTCATGCAACTCAATATGATGCAGGCACAGATACATCTTTTGATGTAACAGGAAACACTGAAGGAATTTCATATTACTATGAACATGAAACAGGAGTTAATCAAGTAAGACTAGGAGTAACTACAGCAATTCCTGCTAATATTACTTCTGGTGATTATGATATTACACAAAAAGTTATTAGGGGAGCTGCTACTAACATGGCTGACCTTAGAGGTGATGGTGAAAATATTATGAGAGTTAGTAGAATTATACCTGACTTTATATCTCAACAAGGAAATTCTATTATACAACTAGATTTAAGAAATTATCCAAATGATACCGCAGCAAGTTCATCATTAGGTCCATTTACTATATCAACTTCAACCAATAAAGTAGACACTCGTGCTAGAGGAAGAGCTATAGCTCTTACAATATCTAACACTGCTGTTGATTCTAGTTGGAAACTAGGTACATTTAGATTAGATATACATGCTGGAGGAAGAAGATAATGGCTAAAATAGTACAGTCATTGACTAGAGCAAGTTCCGAATACGAGGAAGATGTAGCTCAATCTTTAGTTAGAGATTTAGATGCGGTGTTGGAAAAATTAAACACTACATTTCAAGAAGAATTAAAACAGGAGATAGAGGCTAGAAGTCTCTTTTTAGATTAATGGCAGTAGTAAATCAATACAAGTTTGTAGGAGTA